ATCATATCCACCGCCGCCCCCGCCGCCGCCGGTATTAGCCGTTCCATTGCTTCCAACTTGCAATGAGCCGCCGCCGTTGCCACCGCCACCAGCAGGGGCCGTTCCGCCCGTCGTAAATGATCCGCCACCGCCACCACTTGCGTAAGTCACGCTTGAGCCAGAAATAGATGAGGCTGTGCCAGAACCGCCATTTCCACCCGTATTTCCAGACGGTGGAGTGCCTCCTACGCCGCCAGCACCGCCACCGCCGCCGCCTTCTCCGTTCGATAGCAAAGTTCCGGCTGCGCCATTGTTTCCTTGTGATGGAGAAGTGCTAGGCGTATTTCCAGAACCAGCCGCTCCAGAATATGAGCCGCCACCGCCAGAACCGCCGCTTACGCCATCAAAGTTTGGACTGTTTCCAGAACCGCCACCACCACCGCCAGCGGAAGTAATAGTGCTAAATACAGAATTGTTGCCGCTTGTTCCTTTTACAGACCGAGTTGCTGCACCTGCGCCGCCTGCGCCGACGGTAATGGTGTAATCCGTTCCAGCGGTAACGGATAACCCTGTGCCTGCGCGAAATCCACCGGCACCTGCGCCGCCGCCATAAAAATTCCCGCCACCACCGCCACCAGCGACAACAAGGTACTCAACCTCGGTCACGCCCGTGGGCGCAGTCCAGTTACCGGATGCGGTGAAGATTTTGTATTCGGTAAATGCTCCGCCACTTGCAACCTTGGCGGCGAGCAGCAAACTCATAATTCCCGACATGGCTTAACTCACGTTGCCGTTGATAACGCAGACCGTACCAGAGAGGAACAGTATCGTCGCCACACCTCGTGTTGCCAAAGTCACCGTCGCCTTATCCGCATCCGTACCCGCGATATACGCCGTCGTAATCGTGCAAGTAATCGTCACGTTGCCGGATGTGTTGTTGAAGATCGACACCACATCGCCAGCGGCAAACGTTGCGTCAGGAATCGTGATCGAACCGGATGCACCGACCTCGATGAACTTACCCACATCGCCAACGGCAAGGCTGTAAGAGGTCGTTTTGGCCGATCCAGATTGCGGGACATTACGGAAACCGACCGTAAAGTTTTCGTCCGGCAAAGTCACCGTTCGAGCAGCGGAAGGGCCGCTAAACGTAATGACCTGACTAAACACTGGGACGGTCGTGTTCGCGTCCGGCAGCGTCATGGTGCGGCTTGCCGACAACGTAGTCGGGGTCAGCGTGACGGCATACGAACTCGTACCGCCTGCGCGACCAGCCAACACCACTGCGTCTTGGGTAGCGGCGGCTTCAGATCGAACGGCACTTGCAGCGCGGAACGTCTGTGCGGCGGTAAAAGTGCCTGCAACCGAAAAAGTCTGAGCAGCGCTCCAGGTATTTGCCGTGCTGGTCGTCAGCGTCAGCAAATTAGTATTGGTGAGTTTGAAGTTAGCCCCACCACGAGCGATCACTAACTCGTCACCCGGTTGTGCCGGTGCGCCTGAAGCCAGTGCGCTTATCTTGGTATCAGCCATGATTTACTCCAATTCTATTTTGCTGTCGTCTTCGAGCAGCACGAACGAGTCGTCTTCCAGTAATAAATAACTGCCTGTCGGAACAGGCGCCGGAGGCGGTACGCCCAACGCAATAATCGACCCTAACCCAAGGGCTAGGCCGTTTGACGGGGCTATGCCGTAAAAAACAGTCATTAGTTGCCGCTAATCGGCTTGGCGTACACGCTGCCTCCAGAGGCAACCTGAATCGCCGACACGCGCCACGGAGCGCCCGTGCCTTTTGGAACAATAAACGGCACCGGAACGTTTGCCGGAATCGGCGTGCTGCTAGTGGTCGCCGTCACGCCCTCGCCAACGGCGATATAAGCGGCGGTCGTAGCCCACACCACAACACCCTCGACACCAGCGTCCCAAGTGCCCGTAGACCCGGCAGTTCCTGTATAAGCGGCAGTCTTGGCCGGGAACAGACTGTCATTTAGTGGATTAAGTAATTGCATATCCATTCCTCACGCCAAGAATTTGAGCTTATAAATAGTGGATAAATACAGCTCGAAAATCGCATCTATCAGATTCTGAAGGGTTGTGTCGTCCTTGTTGACGACCTTATACCGCATTTGTTCGAGCTCTTTAAGTTCCTTCTCCAGAAAGTCGAGCACGTTGGTCGACTTCTCGGCGGAAGCCAGAACGATCGGCCCGATCAGGCCGTATTTGCCCTGGTAGGCTTCCGCAAAGGTGTCAGCCAGCGGAATCACGCCTTCATAAAATTTTTGCAGCGCCTTGTGCTTGGCAAAGCTGCGGGTGTTCAAATGGGTGCTGTGGGTCACGTCTCGTGCCAAAAACAGCCGCCCGATAAAAACTTCGCACGTCATTGCGGTGGTAACTCCATCGGCATGTCCATAGGTACAGGCGCCCCGCGTTCAGTCGGTGTTACAAGATCGCCCGAGGTCATCATGCCGCTAATTGTACCCAGCACAATGTCCTGTATCTGTTCGGGCGTCATGCCTGCCTGCACCGCGCTAATACGCTTGGTTTCCGCATCATACGCCTTGATGTCGACTTCGCGAGCTTCAATAGACTTCTGCACGTTATCGAGCATGGCGCGCATCTCATCCATCTGCGCGCGCAGCTGCTCGTTCTCCATTTTGGCCGCTTGAATGGCTGGATCTTCTTCATCCTCCAGCAGTCGCGGCTCGATCGTCTTCTGCAAGCGCTGGGCGATCTCCTGAGCGCCCGGCCAGTCCATGTTCTTAACAAACAGGTCGCCAGCCACGGCCCACAAGTTCGGGTTGGCTTGCAGAATTTGACCCATTGCGTCCATCGCCTCTTGGCGCTTGGTCAGATACGACGGGCCAGTTGTGACGGCTACGTCGTACTTACCAACAGACGGGTTGTAGATTTTTTCGATAGTGACGCCCATCTGATCGCGCACTTCGCGCACGGGCTCCGGCTGCATCGGGTCAATGCGTACGGTCGATGTTTCACCGTCGATGCCAATGATGCGCGCAATGCGCTGGGTGTCGTAAATTTTGGGAATCAGATCAACGAGTTGGCGCGTCCCGTAGCGTATAGCGCGAGCTAAGTTGTCAATATAGTGATATGAACCTGTGTCGCCTTGCCGTTCACGCGCCAAAATGGCTCGACCTGAGCGCTCGTTAGACGTCTCGCCCAGGCTCGAATCGTAGTATCCAGTCGTCGATTTAATATCGTCCGAGGCGCCCATTTTGGCTTGAATGAGCCCTGTTTGCGCCAGAGGCGGTTGTGCGCGTGCTGGAAGCGGCAAGACAGCGCCTTGACCGTCTGTAACGTCAGGATTGACCTCTAAATACGGGTAATTTTGCGTATTTGCGGTCTTCCACTGGTGTTCGTAGCCTTCAAATTGGCCTGCGTAGCCGATAAATGGCGCTTTTGGCGCCAAGGCCAGCATTTCGGCCTCTTGCGACACCCAATAGTTGTACATACGTTGGGCATCTTTGGCGTTTCGCACCAAACCCGAGATGTACAGGCGTCCGTCGACCTCAAATTCGTTGCCGATTACGCGAATGACCGGAATCCACTTACCCGGCCAGTCGTTTTCTTCCAAAATTTCGTAGCCGTTGGTCTTCATCCACTTAATTCGGCGGATCTCGACCTCACGGGTGCGCAACGGACGCACGCCCATCATCTCCATTTGCCGCGCTTCAGGTGATCCGGCGTAGGCAGTCTGGTTGTTGGGGTATAAATGGAGCGTGGCCTTCTCATATACGGCGTAAAAATACTCCGCAATACGAACCGTATCCTCCATGATCCACTGCGACATGGCCTCGTCGCCGACACCTCGAATGGCGATCGACGAAATAGGCTCGGCGTTCGGGAAGTTGCGCTCAAATTCGCTTTGAGGCATGTCTTCCGTAATGAAACAGTATTCGGCGTCGGCGCCACACGGATCTTGAATGTGCGGATCCATGTAGACGCTAAACGAGTTGCGGATGCGCTTTAAGCGCAAGTCCTGATCAAAGCTCGTCTCGTCGCAGTATTCCGTCAAAATGCGGAAATACCCTTCGCCGTACGTCACTTGGTTGTCGCACGCCGTGTCGTACACCACGTCCGCGTCCGACATGTACTCAATGTGTCGCACCATGCCGTTGAAGACTTCGGCGACCTCGATGTCCGCCTTGTCATCGACCGGGATGACCTTACCCGACGGCCTATTCTGGCGCTGATCGTTTGTGACCTGGCGCACATGCTGCGGCAGCTTGTTGATGGTCAGACACGGCCGCGCGTTGATTGTCTGGCCTTGCACCGCACCGCGAGTCGCCAGCACCTCTTGCGGCCACTGCCAACGGTTGTCCGGCGAGCCGGCCATGAAGCGCAGATCGTCGAGCTCACTGTCTCGCGACTCGCTGTACGCCGACAGGGACTGCTCCAAACGCTTGCGCATCTGAGCCAAAATGTCCGCAGCATCTCGCGTACTGCGTGACTGCGGCGTATTGGCGACTTGCGCCGCGCCTTTGATGCCTGTCGGGTCTTGAGCCATAATTACTTCTTGCCTTTCTTAGCCGCCGCGCGGCGCTTGACCGCGTACGCGATGGCAACCGCCTGCTTCTGCGGCTTGCCGGCCTTCATCTCGGCCTTGATGTTCTTACGGAACGCGCCTTTGCTTGTGCTTTTAACCAGCGGCATTAGCGCATTCCTCCACGGCCTTTGGGTCGCACCGGCGATGGGCGAAAGTCCACCGTCGTACGAATGGCGTCTTCACTCATCTCGCGCTTTGGCATGCTCGGTGCGCGCATTTTTGGCGCGCTTGCGCGGCTTTGCACGATCATGTCGCCGATGGTTGCGCCCGGCGACACGCCGGTCATTCTTCGGTAGTTCATTACTTTTTACCTTTTTTGGCAGTTTTGGCGGAGTCTCGGAAGGCTTTGGCGCTAGGGGCTCCCTTTGCACCAGGCTTACGCATTTTTTCACCGCTGCCTGCAGCGATGCGAGCACGCTTTCGATGAATGTTTTCATAGAGTCCCCGTTTAGCTGCCATGGTTAGCACTTCCATCTTTTGAGTGAGGCTTTAGCCCGTTCTGCGGGGCCCTTTGCGTTGCGCACTACACCTTTCATGCGTGCACAGAATGACTTTTTACGACCGGCGTCCGCCTTGGTCTTGGGGCTGGGCGCGGGGGCCTTGAGCTTGCTCCCCGTCTCGCGGTTGTACTTCGCGCGTCCTTTGGCAGTAAGCCCTGCCCCTGCCTTGGTAGACAGCTTCTCCCCGCGCCCAACCGACAGTGACACAGACTTGCGAGCCATTTACGCTCCCATCCAACTGCCCGCCATATCCCCCTGGTGGTAGGTCACGCGGCGAGCCTTCTCTCTATATTCGCGCTGCCCGAGCGGAAATGCAAATGTCACCGCGAGCGCATCAGCCGCATCAGGGCTCGCAAGCCCTCGCGACTTCATTTCTTTCTTACCTTCTAAGAAGATTGTCCCCGACGAGTTGGGCTTCTGCGTCGGCCCGCACAGGTCCGTCTTCAACTGCCGATCGTCTGGTATGTGCCCCTCGCGCAGCCAGTCGCGCATCGTGCCCCAGAGCTCCGCGCGCTTGTTGCCCCACATGATCGGGTTCTTCGCCTTCCACCCAAAGTTGACGTCGCGCACCTTGTACCTCTGCTCCTTTAGCCGG